TTCAAGCATCTAAAGGTTCTCAGTCCTCCATCATTACGGGGGTTTAAATGAACACCCTAGAGTTTTTTCAGGCGATACTACCCGCCGAAGGGACTTATTTTCTCGCTTTATTTAAGCCTGGGTTCGACGCACCTGCTCACAAAGCATTTGACAGTCTTGAATCTATGGCTGAAGCCGTAGCTAAAATCGAGCAGACTAATCCCACATGGAGCACCTATCATGCATGTGCTGCATTTAACGGTGCATTTGTTGAAAAAGATGGAAAGAAGAAATACCGTGTTAAAGAAAACTGGAACAAAGCAAAAGCATTTTGGGCCGACATTGACTGTGGCGAAGATAAAGCATCCGAAGGTAAAGGCTATGCTACCAAGAAGGAAGCGGCAACGGCTATTGTTAACTTCTGTACCAAGACCGGCTTCCCACGCCCAATGTTTATCGACTCTGGAAACGGAATACATTGTTACTGGCCCCTCAGTACTGCTATTAGTTCAGACACTTGGCAAAGACTTGCATATGCACTCAAATCCTTATTTGCGCATCACGGACTTTTAGTAGACCCATCAAGAACTGCGGACTTCGCATCTATTCTTAGACCAGTTGGCTCATTCCACAAGAAGGGTCAGCCTAAGGAAGTTGTATGTAAACAGCTTGCAGTTGAGACTAGTCCGAAAGATTTAGCAGCTTTAATTAAGGATTTAGTTAAAGACATTCCAGTTCAACAACCGCCTAAACCAACACCAGCTATTTCTCAGGAGATGCTAGATGCCAATGCTGATCTTCTTGGTCATATTAGTCCTAACGCTTCGATCCCAGTATCAGCTATTAAAGTTGCTGAAAGATGCAACCAAGTCGCAGAGATGCGAGATATGCGTGGCGATGTTGGTTATGACCATTGGCGTGGTGTCATTGGGATTATTAAGCATTGCACCGAAGGCGATGAGTTAGCTCATGAATGGAGCAGTGGACACGAACATTACACTTACGAGGCTACACAAGCTAAGTTAGATACTTGGTCAACTCCACCAGCTACATGCGAGTTCTTCTCTAAGTGCAATCCAAAGGGTTGTGACGGCTGTTCAAGTAAGGGCAAGATTAAGACCCCTATGGTTCTTGGTCGTGTAAGTGAGCAACAGAAAGACTTAGTCATCGAAGCTGTAGTTGATGGCAAAACAATGGAAGTAGAAGTCCCACCATTCCCACAGGGTTACAAATACATTGATGGTGTAATGGTTCGTGAGTTAGAAGATAAAGACGACATTCTCCATCAGTTACCGTTTACTAAGACATTGTTCTATCCAATCCATCGTATTCGTAAGGAAGACGGAACATTTGCTTTAGGTATGCGTTTACATTTGCCTGACCAACGGACTAGAGACTTTGACATTCCGACAGGTTTACTAGCTTCACCACAAAAATTATCGGAGGCTTTATCCGATTACGAAATCGTAGCAACAACTAACAAAGATTCAACAAACCATATGACAGCCTACTTACGAGATTATCTAGAGAAGCTGAAAAATGAAGCTGAAGAACTTAACACACTAACTACCTTCGGTTGGCATTACGACAATCAAGCGTTTTTAGTTGGGGATAGACTTTATCATCAAGACGGTTCAGTTCGTAAGGTTCTCATCGGCGGCTATGCAGCAGACAAGGTAAACGCATTACCTGCTCCTATTGGAACATCAGAGGGCTATGCAAAAGCACTTAACTTCCTATATGGCAGACCTGGTATGCAGCCTATGCAGTACATCATAGCGTCAGGATTTGGATCAATACTTAGTCCATTTGTTGACTCTCAGTATTACGGTTTGATGATGGCAGTTACTGGTGGTGATTCAGGTAAGGGTAAAACTACTGTGTGTAATGCGATGCTTTACGCTTTCGGTGATGCACAGCGACTCCAGTTATCTGGCGAGGGCGGTTCGACAATGAATGCACGATATGCGTTTATGTCTGCATTTAAGAATCTCCCAATCCTCATGGATGAGTTGACATTACTTGACCCATATCAGTTGAAGGATTTGTCTTATCAGATTTCCATGGGTCATGAGAAAGAGCGTTTGCGTGTTGGTAAAGCTGGTACTAGATTCACTGAGTCTTTATCGTGGGCGATGAGTCCATATGCAACAGCTAACTCTGATTTACATGGTAAGTTAGCTCAGGTTAATCAGAACTCTCAAGCTGAAGCGGTACGTATTATTCAGATTAAGATTGACCAGTATCCTGAGACTATCCTGAAGGTTGAGGAAGTTGAACCGAATCGTAAGCTGATTGAGCTAAACCGTGGTGCAGCAGGTGATAAATACATTAGATACGTTGTACAGCATCTAGACACAATCATCGAAGACATTACATCACTAGGTACACGCTTACAAGTAGATATTCCTGATACTAAGTATCGTGTTTATCGAAACCACGCAATCTGTTCGCTTACTGCAATTAAGATAACAAATATGTTAGGGATTACAAACTTTAACTTTGAAGCCTTGTATCGCTATACATTAGAGTTATTTCAGCAGTTGTCTGAGTCTGTGGCTGAGAACAATACGCTTACCCCTGAGTCAGCGCTTAATACGATGCTTACTGAGTTATCTCCACGGATTATTTCTACTGTGGAATATAGAGACCGTAATGATGGTAGAGGGCCTGAGCAAGTTAGGTTCAGTAGTAATGCCATTCCAGCAGGTCGTTATATCCAAGGTAATCAATCGTCCAAAGGTAATGAGTTAGCTGGCAAGTTGTTCTTATGCCGTAACGAGTTTGTTAAATGGTGTAAAGACCATCAGATTGACGAAGAGACTGTGTTGCAGTATGCACAGAAAGCAGGACTATTGGTGACCTGGAAGGATAAGTTCACCATTGGAAGAGGTACAACAATTAAAACGGGTAACACCCGATGCGTAGTAATTGACATGAACAAGTTGGAAAACGTAGTGGGTTCTGCTCCCAACCTAACCCTACACACATCCACACCAGTTCAATCAGGTAGCACAGTAGTCAATATTTAAGGTACTATCTAGGTGCTAGCACTGCCATGTTAGCGTCTCCTGTAGTACAAATTGAAACCCCCGGTTAATTCCGGGGGCTTTTTTCAATCTTCGATGCCGTATTCAAGATAGAATCGAACTATCCCTAGGTCTAGCACTATGAACTTTCCATAGTCATCAGAATCGACCATTTCAAATCCCACCATAAAACCTTTAATAAAATATAGGCTCAGTTCCATTAGCATTTCCACCGTTTGAGTGATGCAGCTTTACGAGTCGGTTTACCGTTCTCATCTTTCATCGGGCCAGGCATACCTGACATACGAGCACAAAACGACTTCTTGCGAGCACCACCTTCAGGCTGAGGAGCTTTTAAGTTAGAGCCAGTTTCACGATTATATTTTTCCCGCCCCTTGGCAGTCAGCCCAGCACCTTTAGATACTGGTAACTTCTCGCCACGACCGACAGATAGATTAACGCCTTTTTTAGTTGCCATTACTTCTTCCTTGTAGTTGGACGCTTCTTTGCTGCTACTGGGGTTTTAACTGGATTAGCCACATGTTTCTTTGGCTTTTCCATAATGTATTTTACTAGCTCAGGATTATCGGCAAATAAGGCATATATTGCAGTTCCCAAACCACAAACTTGTTTCTCAGACATTTTAAGCTGCATGCAGTAGTCGATAGCATGGATGGCTTCATGGAGGAGGGTATCTCGTTCCATCCCGTGGGCAATACCTTCTGCGACTTTAATCGTCTGCGTTTGGTCATTACATTCACCATAATCATCTCCAAGCTTCATAGTTTCTACTGCGTAGTTCTTCCCTACTATCCGCAACACTTTAGGCAATGACATTTTATAACTCCGATGTTTTCTTAACAAAGCCACGATTAACCTTGTTGAATTGAACTCCACCAGTTACATTGCGCTCACGTTTCTTCTGCTCTTGTGGTGCTTTTAATAAGTTAGACAAAGGCTGTCTTGAATATCCATTTTGGACACGGGACTCTTGGAGTTTTTTCCAAGCTTCTCTAGATTCTTGCAGAGCTACATTGTCGCCTTCTTTATACGCACGTACGTACTCACGTTTGATGTCGCTGGTTTTCTCATTATAGAACTCATCGTACTGGAATTTAGCGGCATTTAAGAAATTTCTATCGGTGATCGGCTTGGTTGGCAAACCTAAAGCAACCATAAAGGCATCTACAGCCCCAATATCCTCAGGTTTCATAACCACATCCCCAGCCTTCGTAGTGATGCCCTCAGTGGCAAAACGCTCAGCTTTTAATAGGTTACCTAGTCCGGAAGGAAGAAGCTGTTCTAGCCCTTTCTGGTAATCCCCAGACCCAATGTAGTTCATACCATCAGCAGCCTTGAGAGTTAACCCACCAAATGGGCCCGTTAGAAGTGCGTATCCTGCTTGTGGTAAATCTTTACGGGTGAACTTAACGTCTGTATATGGCAGGATAGAAAGCATCTGACCCATGCCTAGCTTACCGGAAACATCCACACCTAAGGCAGCAGGTACACCCTTAACCAGCAAATCAGCGATAGTATCGTCACCGATAGCCCGACGCAAAGCAAGCTCAGGATTATCAGGCTCATCTTCATCTCCAAACAACATTCCATACAGCGCTGCTATTGCGGCAAAACCAGGTAAGCCCATCAAACCACCCATAACTGCAGTGTGCCCGATGGTGTAAGCAAGTGCCTTTTTACCAATTAGACGGGTAGCAGGATCTTCATGTTGGAAAGCATCGTTATACAAACGAGCAATTAAGCTAATCTGAATTAACTGGAACTTACGGAACTGAGTAGCAAGACGACCAATACCCTGACGAGTAATGCGTGGAGCATTAAATCCACTGTAGTCACCATGGGTTGTGTAGATGATCTTGTCAGCGTAGTCGATGGCTTTAGACTTGCTAGAACCTTTAGCTTCTAAACGATAAGCTGCTACTGCTGTAGCTACACGGTTAATTGTTTCGATGTCTTGAGCCATACCACGGAGCAACTCAGTAGCACGACCAAACTTAGCTAGCTTCGAATCCTCAGTAGACCTCCAACGGCCTAAGTCTTGCTCCAAGCTAATATCGATGCGACCACGGTTAACTAGTTCCTCTACAACTGCACGAACATCCTCTGGCAACTTGTTATAGCTATTCTCACTCAAACCATGTTTCTTAATCACACTGGCAATATCAGTGTAAGCACGGGTCATTTCTTTCCAGCTTCTAGCGTAACCATGTTTACCACCAATTACAGGCAACGACATCATAAACGGCTGAGTCATATTCTGTAGGTAGTAAGACGGGTTAGTCAGGAGCATCCACATAGATGTGGTACTTAAAGCTTTGTCCATGAACGGAGATGGGCGGTATTCCATACCCATAAAGTGACGCTTCATAAACTCGTTGTAATACTGACGACGCTCAGCCCGTGTACCAGGGCTATCAGAAGAATCAGTTTCTCCCTTCATCTCACGCAATACGTCGTAGACTTCACCTGTCTTTTCAAGGGAAGAAATAAAGCTAGCTGTGGCACGACCTTGAGTAGCAAACGCTCTCATCATATCTTTTTCAGCACCACCAATACCACGACGGCGACGCTCAGACTGACGAGCAGACTGCTCAGATAACAATGTCAAATGCAGATCAGCCAACAAACGATTAACAGCACGCTCGGATGCATCACCTAGGTTAGAGTCTTTAGTGTCTTCTACAAGGTTACGCAAACGATGGAAAGTACTCTGAACATCACGACCACCGTAGCTATCGCTGGTATCTTTCTCAAAGTCTTCTACTTGTGCATAGTTATTTGCCTCAGTACGAGCAATGGCCTTAGCCTCACCCACAGTCTCAGCAAACTGCACGAAGTAATGAAGGTCGTTCTTTTCTAGTTCACGTAGCTTCTTACGAGCTTCCGCTTGTACATCAGGATCAGCGTTCTCATCGTTAATCACTTTTGCTGTATCGATATACTGTTGGGACTTACCAACAACCACATAGTCACCGAATCGTTTCAATGGAGCATATGGAGTCTTACTATTAAGACGCATTAAGGTACGGTAATCAGTTAAGCTAGCTGCTTTCTTTTTAACCAAATCAAGTTCTTCGTCAGCTTTACCAGCCTTCTTAGCATCAGCAATCAATGCATCGTACTCAGAAGTGATGTTATCGATAACAGCTTTTTGCATAGCCAGTAATGTGCTTTGACCGTGGTTAAATACACGTTGCACTAAGTTCTGAGCTGGAATAGGCAGAGCATCGAACTTTGCCTTCATATCCTCATCGATGTCTTTCTTCTCATCAAAGTCTTTAATCCAGCCTGGGTTGTATGCCCACTTGCCATCACGAGTAGAGTCCATCAAGAACTTATTAACGCTATTATCACCAGTGCCTCTAACTTCATTTGGCAGTTTATCGTAGGCTTGCAAGATGTCATCCACTTGACGCTCTAAACGAGTTCGAGTAGCTTGCTTTTCCTTCATAAGGTTTACATAAGTCTTAGCTGACTTAATATATTTAGCAGCCATATCAGCCAAGTCTTCAGTAAATGAGAAGTAAGGCAAGGCTTTTTGCGCAAAATGCTCAATGGTATCTACTACATAGTTAGTAGGCTTAGCTACTTCTTTTGGCAGCTTATCAATTTGTTTCTTAGCTTGCTCACGTGCTTCTTTTAAGTTTTTAACTTTTCTAACTACTGTTACTTGCTGCGCAGATTGCTTGAGTAGTCCGCTGGAGCCTTGAACACCGGATCCTTTATAGCGATTTTTAAACGTGGTTTCGATGATTGCTGCTTTTGTCCTTGCGGCTGTCGCTGAGCTTGGGACGACTGATCGTTTTTCTTCTGCATGGTTATATGCCTCTTCAATAAATTTGTATGCGTTTGGTGCGCCAGCTTGTAGCTGTTCGGAAAGAATTGTATTGTAGTACGAAGCCCATAACTGAGCAAACATCTCTTGTTGGAACTCTTTTGCATCCATTGTCGCCATATCCTCAAATGGATAAGCGAGTAAAGTGGCGGCATCAATTTCTTTGCTCTTTTCATAGAAGGCGAATAGCTCTTTTGCTACAGTGCCTTGCATGATGAACTCGTTGCCTTTTTTACGAACACTTAGATCTGGATGGTTAGAGTAAGCCCCACCGTTTCCAGACATATCCGCTAAGTGGCCAGTTTCATGGAGAATGGTAAATGTCTGTGAGCCAGGGATAGAAGTCTCTAAAGTAGCCTTGGTAATCATTAACCAGTTAACTACTCTGCCATCGGCTTTTATTTCTGTGGCAATGGCTGCACCAAAATCGTAGGAATCTACGACACCAACGCTAGTAATAGCATCTAGTAAATGCTCATGGACGCTAGACACAGCATCAACGGCTTTTGCAATACCAGGGAATTTGCTTTGTAATACATCTAACGTAGTTACAGCAACACCGAGATTTACTGGGTTACCATTCGCGTCTACATCAGGTAATGACTCAGAGTAATCGAGGGAGGCTAAAAACTCTTTTTGCTCAGGAGTAGCAATGTTCTTACCCTTTTGATTGCTGGCATTTTTATTTATTACGATACCGGCTGCTTCTTGCTTAGCTAATTTAACTAGCTCAGTCTTAACATCTTCAGCTGTCCAGTTCTCTTCACCAAAGCTAACCCAGTCTTCTTGCTGGTCTTTAGTTAAGTCTGCAAACTTCGGAGCTTGCGGGAAATCTTTTATGCCTTCGTTCCACGCTTCTGCTGCGGCTTCTTCGTCGGTTTGGCCTTCTTTACGTGCTCGGGCAACTTCGACCCTTTCGGTGTCTTGCTTTCGAACTCTTTCGCTACCTTCGGGTTGTTTGCGTACAGGTACGCTCTTTGCGCTTGGCTTTTGAACGGCACTTGGTTCTCCTTTAGTTGCACGTACTTCTTGACGACGAATTAGTTCTTCAACAATATCATCTAGTCTTTCAGGGGTAGTATCTTCATCAGCAGCTAAATTCTGCAACTGATCGTCAGACATGTTCTTAATGTCTTTCTTACTGAACTTAGCACGGTTGGTAGCTGACGCACCTTCAATACCAGTCTCTCCACTAACACCTGGAGTGAACACTCGATAGCCAGCTGCACCTTTTTCAGTATCAGCAGTTTCTTCCATACCAAGGGTACGAGTTTCTTCGCTTTCTAAATCAGACTCAGTTGCTTCTTTGCCTAATAAAGTATCTTCAGTTGTGCCTTCGGATAAAGCTTTAGCTTGCTGTTGTTGAGCAGTAAGGGAAGTTTCTTCTTGTGAGGCTTGGATTGTTTCAAACAAACCACGGACTTCAGCTTCTGACATCCCCATGGCACGAGCAGAGAACAGGAACTTAGGCCCCCATGACTCTCTTGCACGACGTTCGATTTGCTCACCAAAAGTTTCCTCGCCCTTCGCAGCCCCAACAATCTGATTAACTCGCTGTCTACTAATATTAAACTCACGAGCAATGTCTGCTTGGTTGAGCGCTGCGTCGCTTTGGATAAAGCGCATAATGATTTTGTAATCACGAGCTCCAAAAGCTCGCTCTGCTATTTGCTCTACAACATTAATAGCATCTACACGCTCATCAGGTATTACTTGCGCTTCTTGAGTGCTCTCATCGGAAACAGGGAACCCACTTCCACTGGTGCTGGCGCTTGTGGATATTCCGCCACTTGGAATGGCTCCAGTTTGGAGGCCAAGCGATCCCGCTCCGACACTTCCTGGTTGGATGGATTGAATGCCAGTGGATCGAACATCCCCAGGTTGGTTTCCGCTTGTTTGAGTTGTTCCGCCTTGCTCTGAAACTGTTCGAAGCCCGGCATTGTTTTGCAATTGCAGTTGGTCATTTGTTGCTCCTTTTTTGGGTTGCTTCTTGGCTTCTAGTTCGCCAATTTGCTGTTGTAAAGATACAAACGCTGGTGCATCTGTACCGGTTACTGCTCGGTAAAATCCGTTTAACTGCTCTGCTTGCTTGAGTGCTTTAGGGCCTTCAACGGTATTAATAATAGTATTGGCACGCTCAGCAGCTTCTAACTTAGATTCAGAACTACCTAGTCCATAGCTGTCTAAGAATTTAACGGCTGCATTGTTTACAGTCTTAACATTTGCATCAGGCTTAACTTGGACTGCACCTGAGGAAAGGACTGCACCAATTAATGATTTTTGCTCTGGGCTCTTTTCAGCATTGAGCTGGTCAAGCTGACCCATAAATACCATGGCATCTTTTGGAGTAAACAGAGTTTTACCAGCAATATTAAACTGACCTGGACGATCTGTAGGTGTTACCCCGTATGTTTTAGAGCCTTCGATAAATGCTTCACGCTCTTGTTCTGTCTGTTGCTGCTGTGCAGCTTGCTGTTGTTGTGCGGCTACTGCATCGGCTTCTTGCTTAGCCTGAGCACGAGCTTGCTCTAATTGAGCTTCTTGTTGACGGATTTGGTCAACTTGGTTATTTGTGTTTGAGGCAATCTCAGGGCTATTAGAGTCAATAGCTTTATTAATAGCGTTTAAGTCAGGAGAACTTTCTCCTGTACTAATATTTGTTGAACCTGGTAAAAGGCTGTCAGGCTGTTTAGTCACTGCGCCAACGGCAAGACCTGTACCACCGCCCAATAAACCACCTAATGTGGCAGAGCCCACAACACCCGACATAGTTTGAACTTCAGGTGCGTATTGCTGCGCTGCGAGGTTAGCAGATAGTTTTGTTCCACCTTCTTCGATGGCTTCACTAGCAAATTCCTGCAAGCCTGTTTTTAATAGGCTCTTTGTACCCATGGCAAATGCTTTTTCAGCACCAAACGCACCAGACGCTGCGCCAAGTACAAACGGAACTGCCGAGGCTTTTCTAGCTGCATCAGTTGCTAAACGCTCACGCTCTTCAATCGGAGTATCAGCTAGACTTGGGGAGTTCATTACAGTTTGATATGCATCACCAGCAGCATCACCGCCAGCTAATACACCAGTGGTAGCCATACCAGCACCAAGGCCAGTTCTAGCAACACCTTTTTCAGCAAGGCCTAACGCCCCACCTATCATCTTACCACCTTTAATAGCAAAGCCTGGGCCTACAAAGCTACCTAATGCTTGAGACGCAGCTAGTACAGGATTCTGTAATACGTATTGCCCTGCACCTTTAGCCTGTTCAGTAAGGCTTTCTGACTGCATGGATTGAGATAACTTAGCTTTAGCAGCTTTAGTTACATCAGATTGTTTTAATTCACCTTCTTGGATAAGGCGATCAATAGCAGCAGAAGCTTCAGTTCCAGGTTTTACAAAATCTAAAGCTGCTTTTGGTAGCTGCAATGCAGCATTGGCTGCTTCAATAACATAGTCGTTTGCTGCTCCAAGTAGACCTCTTTTTTGTGGCGTAGCAGAAACAGCATCTGGAGCGGGTGTGTCCCAAATGCTTCCTGATTGTGAAGGGGCAGGGCCCCTTTTTCCTTCTGCTTCTGGGTTAGGAGTTGGTGTCCCTAGATCGTCCCAAATGCTCGCCATGTAAAGTCCTTAAATTGTTTAACGTGGTACTGGTATGCCACCTGATTGTGTCGGAGCAGGAGGTTGAGGCATATTATCTTCCCCAAGTATATCCTGCCAAGGGGTTTTTGGGAACTTGCGGTTAAATTCCTGAAGCTGCTTCTCAGTAAGAGTATTACCTGTTTTAGGATCAATACCTTTTTGGAGAATAGCTACTGCTGAAGATGGGGCATAACCACGCTCTGGCCCGAAGAACCCTGCACGTTGTGTTGCAATATCTTGTGGAGAAGCCCCATCACCACGGAGCTTTTTCTCAATATCGTTCCAAGTAATGGCATCGTCGTTCTTAACTGCACCACGCTTAAGGAACTCGTAAGCATCTTCTTTCTTGCCGTAGAACTTACTAGTTTTATCTTTAGCCAACTCTTCAGCTTTAGCCAAGATACGTTCTGTAGTACCACCAGCTCCACCACTGCCTTTACCACCAGAATTGTAGTAATTAGCAGCACCGTAGTTCTTAGCGATTTCTGATGGGATAACAGCTTCTTTGGCACGGATTGTGCGCTCGCCTTGCATTGCAGCAATAACTTTATCAGGAGAACCTAATAGGCTTACTGATGTGGTGTAGAACTGTTGCATCGCTGCTTGAGACAGCTTTTGAGTGGCAGTGCCTACATCGCTAATTGTTTCAAGAACATCACCTTTAGGGCCAAGAACTTGAATACGGCTACCAACACCGTTTTTACCCTCAACATAATTAACCTTTAGGCCTTCTTTCTTAGCAGCTTCTGACAGACCTCTAAGACCACCAGACTCACTAATACCTTGAATGCGAGCAAGAGTATCATCTAACTTAGTTTTTTCAGCATCGAACTTATCTTCAATATCAGAACCACGCATGGCGGTTTTTAACTGAATGGCTTCAAGTGTACCTTTACGGCTTACCTGACTAGCAGCTTTCATGTAGTCCTGCATGCCTTGCTTGGCTGTGTATTCCGTAGGACGCATCTCAGGCAGTGCAGCTTTAGACTCAGGAATAGCACCTTGGCTTACAGCATTTTGGCGAAGTGCACCTGCAGCAGATTCAGCTGAGGCTTTTTCAAATGCTTGATCTTCAGGGGTATTACCACGCAGTGCACCTTGATCTGAAAGCATCTTGGCTTGCTGGCTACCAGCAAAACCTTCAGTTCTAATAGCTTGGCCGTATTCATCTTGCTGGCCTACACGACCTTGAGATTCACGCCATGCAGCGTCAAGTGATTCTTTCTCAGCAATTTCTTTTTCTAGCTGTGAGCGTTGAAGCTGTTTAAGCTTTTGCTCTTCTAAACGCTCATATGTGCTTAGTCCAGCTTGCGCAGCGGCTCCAGCGGCAATGCCCCAATTAAATCCCATTAGATCACCTTAGAATAATCGACCATTAAATAGCCGTTGTCTGACATAAATGCAGCGTGAGGTACTTCATGAGCCATAACGCCGATGTGTTGGCCATGCCCAGCTACTTGTTTAAACTCAGGTTTATATTCGTAACTATATAAATTAACACCTGCCTTAGTTTTACCAACGAGCTTGATGTTTTCTTTCATACGAACATCTGAATATTTAGTAATAGCGGCAGCTCCTATTGAGCCGGCTAAGCTACCAAATCCAGCAGAACCACCAGCGTCAGATTTCATTTGTGCTTCATATGCGTTAACATCAGCATTGTATTTCTGAACGCCAAGAGTACCAACACTATTCCAACCTTGGTTCGCTGTACCATATGCGCTACCCATCGAACTACCCATCTGAGCATAATTACCCATACTGGTCTGACCTGCGCCTAGAGCTTGATTACCTGCGGACAGAGCTAAACCTGTTGAAGTAGCTTGATTACCGAATACACCCTGACCTAGACCGATAGCGTCCATACGTTTTGCCCAGCCTAACTGCTCAGCAGCAGTTCTAGCTTTAGTAGCAGCAGAAGCTTTAGTAGCAGCTTCCATTGCAGCAGTGGCACTTTCTTGCCCTTGGTAACGACCAGATGTTGGATCAATACCATAAGAGCGTTGCTGCATGCGGTTTGATTCTTTAGCAGTTTGGAATTGTTGGTTAATATCACCCATAGCTAAAGCAGCTTGGCGTTGGAAGTTACCTTCGGTATTGTATTGGTCAGCTTCTGCGATCATTTTGTCCTGCAAAGGCTTAAACTTCTCTTGATACCGCTGATATTGTTCTTGTGCAATTTCAGTTTGAAACTTTTGAGTTTCTTTATCCAAAGCAAATTGCTCATCTGCTCTAGCATCTTGAGTAGCAGCTTGCTCCTTCATTAAAGGCCAAACTTCAGTTTTCCATTGCTGGAGATACTCATCTGAAATTTGAGCCATTTTTTGCTGGGCTAAGCCAATATTAGGGTCTGCAGACGGGGCTGAACCGCCACCGCCTTTGCCACCGCCATAAAGGGTAAAGAGATCCATGAACTCCAATGGACGTACAAAGTATTTAAACCAACCCATAATCATCTTTTTATCTCCAGCCAGCGGCATTCTTCTTTAAGCATGCCATATAAAATAAAGTCCGTACCATCTGTAGCACCTTTACGGATAACACCTTCACGGACAAATCCAAGGTGCTCATCAAATCTTTGGGCATCTAAATTATCTGCCCTTACAAAGCCTGTTATTCTGTTACATTGTAGTTGAAGAAAGGGATAAGCGAAACAACGAAATAAAAAATCCCTAGTCATCCAGCGTCTTCCAGGCTGTGCTGCAACATGCATCGCAATAGATGGACCTGTATAAAGGTTAAAGACAACCCCTGCAATAAGCTCCCCGTCATCCTCTAAACCAAGGGCAATCGGTCCCACTCCAAAGTCGTCTTCGTCAATACGAGCACCAACCCATGGTACTACTAGGTCTTCTTTGCCGTAAACAGTTGTTTTCATTGGGTAGTTATAGCACTATTTAGTATGTATATCAAGGGCTTACAGGCCAAATAATACGCATAGGAAAACCTGATTGCTCAGGCACATCTCTTAATTCTTGCCTATAAACTGCCCACTGTTGTACAGCTTCAGGCGAAAGAGGCCCATTAGGGATTTGCGTCCAGTCAGAATCAGTTAGCAGCTTATTCCTTTTTTCTATAGCCTTTTCTGTAGCTATAGTTATATTTGGAACCCACTCTTTAACTTCATAATCAAATATATACTCACCCGCAGGCTTTTCAGATAGTGGAATAACTTGCCCATTAAGTATCCAGTCTAATCCTGGACGAGAAGGTACAGGTATAGCGGTTTCGCCTTCTCCAGCTTGTAGAGAAATATCACCTTCAGTTACATAACCAGTTTTGATAATCTGGCCAGTTGCTGTTTTATATACGGTAAAAGATTTCATCAGCGTTTAGTTCCCAGTACATAAATTGAAGTTCCGTTAGCATTTCTGCCGTCTGTGCTCCATAAACGGATGGTATAGTTACCTGGGTATACGCTAAAGACAACCCCCTTAGTGGCTAGTGTTCCAGCAATAGGGGCTTCAGAAAACAATGTCACTCCGTTAATTGTGCAATTCATAATCGAATAATAACTTTGTACTAAAGTGCCAAGGATAAACAATTGATATAGCTGGTATGGACCAGATAGGGAGTAGTTTAAAGTAAGATCAGAAACTGCACCTGATGCATAGGCCGGGACAGTTACAGCCGCACCAGCAATACTTAATGTATCTACTTGGGCATTACCAATTTTGGCTGTTGTAATTTGCGCATCACCAATATTAGCAGAAGTGATTGTACCGGTGGCGATGTCTGCATTAGTAATCGTAGCATTTTGGATATTTGCTGAAGTAATGGTAGCTGTAGCAATGTTAGCCCCAGTAATCGTAGCACTAGCAATATCTGCGCCTTGAATCGTAGCAGTCTGTATTTTTGCGCTTGTAATAGCAGCATCTTGGATATTAGCTCCACCAACTGCTAGTAAACCGATTTTTGCATTATTAATTGCTGCATCTTGAATATTAGCCGTGGCAATAGCTGCTGTGCCAATTTTGGCATTAGTAATCTGCGCATCACCAATTTTGGCTGTCGTAATAGCAGCGTTAGCAATCTTGGCTGAGTCTACAGCTAGGTTAGCTATCTTGGCGTTAGTAATTGCTGCATCTTGAATAAACGCATTGGTCATTGCTACACGAGTAATCCCATCTACAGTGCCAATTACAAAAGGAACTTTAGGGGTCTCAGACGTGCTGTCTGGAGATACCACTGCAAATTTATCAGCAATAACTACAAACTCAGAAATAGGTGCTCCGTCATAAGCTGTAGAGGCTAAACCAAAACCAGCAACTCGTCCGTTAACATCTACTTTTACCGTGTATTGCGCTAGTAACCCACTATCAACGCTAGCTCTTGTAGTTGCCTCAATTTCAATAGCCGCACTATTACTACCAACAGAGGAACTTAGTTGAGTTACTTGACTAGATATTGCTTCTGTTTCACTTTGTTGCGTAATAGCTTGTTCTGTAATACGGGCAGAAACAGAGCCAGGAATTGTATCTGGAGCATCGATTAAATCAATACGAGAAGATAAATCTGAGAAAAGCTGGCTGGTAGTTATCTGATTAGCTAAAGTATCTAATACGTATTTAGGATCAAGTGCTGTTTGCCCAAACGTTCCAACTACAGCATTGTATGGACCCGGTATATTAGCCTTAGATACAAACCTAACCCAGTAATAATATTCTTGTCTAGTCCCTACAGGATCAGCGTATAGATTTCCTGGAGTAAAGCCTAATAGGTTAGCTGCTCCAATATCAGGAGTGGTGGATCTCCAGACTTCTGTGTATGCATGGTTGCGGTAGCCATCCGGAATAGCATTCCACTCTAACAAGATATTTGTAAAAGCACCCTGAATAGATAAACCAGTCGGTGCTGGTGGAGGAGTGTAGTCAGTTAGTGGGTTGTATCCGTCATTAACAGGAAGCCCATTCACATAATATATAGGATTACCTGAAACTGATTGACCATCTTCAGCAGCAGTATTTGGGTTTTGCTCATCTGCTACCGGCTGAATAATCGGATTATCTACTAAGTACCTGGTAATAATCTCAATGTTTTCTTTTATCGGACGCAATACGGCCGCTACTTCTGTATCTTTAACAGTTAGAGCGGTTGGTATCCCTGGTACTGAAGGAAGTGTAGCCATTAGACGCCTGCTAATTCAGTGGTTGTAGTGGCCATAGCAAATCTACGGAATGGAACATTACCAGTAAACTCTATTTCCCAATCAAATGCTTTAAAGCCTGAAGCCATACGAACTGGTGTTGGGTCAGTAACATTGCTATCGAACACCTTAACTCCGTCAGCATAAACCTTTACGTTAATATAGCTGCCTGCATTAGCTACCATATACTCGTAGTTTGCATGAACCTGCAGTGAAGAAAAGTTTAGTGGTTTAGGTAATGAGAACCGCTTGGATTTCCAGTTATAGATTGTGTTTGATGTAGTACTAGAGTCAAGAGCGTAAACTTTATTATCTACGTTAGAGAGTGCGTAAATCTTACCTGTAGTTTGATCTACAAATGCACCTTTAGCCGTAACTGTTAAAGTACTTAATGGAGGAATATCCCCACGCATTAGGACGATAGAATTGTAAACTCCGCCAACATTATAAAAACCAAAGTACATATTGTTGTAAAGCTCACCTATCATGCTGCTTGGGTTTATTGCTTGCCACTCATCACGTGTATAAAGCGGTGTTGAAATAACATCTTGCAATCCTGGGCCTACACCGACTAAACCGTTCGGGCTTGCATACAGCACACCAAACTGGTCAGAAGCAATAGACTTTTTAGATACACAAGGCTGCAACATAGGCAGCTTTTCTTGGAACATAGAACCAGGAGAAGACCCTGTGATTATGTATGGGTTTTTAGTTGTGCCTACAAAGAGACTGTTATTAAAAACACCTAACCCTACAATTGGGTATTCAGTTGTTAATGTATAAATTGAAGGCCATGCATGTGGTAAGTAAGGCTCACAGAACCAAACTTCATTTCCTGTAAACCCTGCCAACATTCCATTAGGTAAAGAAACAATACCCTGCAACGTCTCTGGTGGCGGATTAAAGTATAAAGAAGTAAGCGTAGCTCCTAGTGCAGTGCCCTCTAGAGTATCTGAATAAGACGAAGTAGCAAGAGGTATTTCAGCAATCAGCTGGTAATTTGTTGAGGTTCCGCCGATAACAGATCGGTAAAGCCTGCGGTATTTAAAATTATAGTTTCCTGATGGAGGCGAAGAAAAACCGCTTATGACTACTTCATCGCCTGAATAATTACATTCCACAATAGAAGCAGGACTTGGAGCAGACTCTTCAGCAACAGCACCAAACTCAGTTACATGGGTGTATAAGTAAGACCTAGTTTCTGCTACGTCTAATAAAGAAGCTTCTGCTATAGCACCTGAACCGCCACCACCTGAGAAAGTAACTGTAGGTGCAGAACTATATCCCGACCCTGGCTCATTAAGAGTTAACCCTGTTATTTCTCCAGCAATAGTAGCTGTTGCAGTTGCGCCTGAACCTCCGCCGCCGCTAATTGTTATTGTAGGGATAGACGTGTATCCAGCGCCCTTGTTCACTAAAGTGATCTCAGTAATTCCTGAAGCAATAACTGCAGTGGCAGCAGCGTATTTACCACTACCGCTAATGATTACTGATGGAGCAGATGTATATCCACTACCACTTGATGTTATGGTGATACTAGCAACTTCTCCGTTTAGCTGCACTGTGCCTGATGCACCTGTACCGCCACCACCTGAGAAAACAAGAGTCGGAGCAGACGTATATCCTGAACCAGCATTAGTAACAATTAAACGCTGGACTGATTCTGTTCCATCAAGGGCTGCTACAACCGTAGCTCCAGAACCGCCACCGCCGACCAAAGTTACTGTAGGGTCAGAAGTATAGCCATAACCGCCATAAGTTAAATTTGTAGCAGCATCGATAAAAGCATTTAAGACAGCCGTGCCTGCTGCACCTGAACCGCCGCCGCCTGAGAAAGTAACTGTAGGGGGTGTTCTGTATCCAGTGCCTTTAGTAGTCATATTTACTGACCCGACACCGCCTGAAAACTTAATTGAAGCAGAAGCACCAGTACCGCCACCGCCTACAAAAGTAACAGTCGGAGCAGACGTATATCCTGAACCTGCACTATTTAATACGATGCTTTTAACACTTGCAGAGAAAGTTGCAGTAGCCGATGCACCAGTGCCTCCTCCGCCTGAGAAAGAAACTGTAGGAGCTGACGTGTAGCCTGTGCCACCTGATGTTAGCGTTAGCTTTGCTATCTTTTGAGTAAGCGTAAGAGTCGGGGCACCCGTAGGTGCAGGAACTCCCATTTCATAATACGAATTTGGGTAAGGTGGATCCCCCACACTATTACCAGTGGCTAAAAGCCAGTTAGTCTTTCTTGGACCAAACTCTTTGCTAGAGTAATAAAGGCGATACTCATCTAAGTCTGCAACTGGCCCTGGCACAACGTCAACGTCATATGCCCACTCTAGCCATATTGGAGTAGTGCCTTCAGGCCCAGAAAAACGATATACAGTCTCTGTTCCTACTCCGTCAGGAGTAAAAGCTAACTCAGGATTTCGCCAAGAGCGTAGCTCAGAAGACTGTAATTTTACGTTACTCGCTACTTGAGCTTGATTATCTGCAAGCTCGGTAGGGCCTGTCCGTGGAGAAATTCCTGAGAACTTTTCTAATTTTATAAATGGCATAGCCCTACCCTTGTTTGTTTTACTCGGCTTCAGTGACTTCAGTAAAGTCAGTATCTGTAGCTTCTAAGTCTTTAACCTTTTTAGGCTTAACTTTAGCTGGACGCAATTTAGCGTCTACTAACTCTTTACCTTCGGGGGTTAGTTCAAAAAGACCGTTTTCATCTGTCTTACCAACGATCACACGCTTTGCACGTTCACCGACAATCAGATTGCCTGCTACGCTTTGTGCACCTAATAATTCTTTAACTTGCGATTTTGAGCTTGCCATGTTTACTACTCCTTGTTGTAAATAATTATTTTAACTCATTCAGATACAAATTTAACCCATTCTTGTAAAGACGTAAGCATCAAGGTTGTCTCAGCGCATTGTCCAATAAGTACTGGGTAGGGGGGGATTGTAGCAGTTCCTGCGGAGCTTTTGGCTTCGGGCAACTGCATGGTATTTGTGTTGTACTGCATCCACTTAGAATTAGCACGAATGTTAGCAAGCTTAGCTTTGTACTCATTTACAATTCCTTCAGTTTTAATTTGTTGTTGCTTAGCAATACTTTTGTTCAGTTCTTCCTGCTGTTGTACCTGGGCAACAATCGTAGCTTTATAGGCTAAAAGATTCTCGTGTTCAGAACTATACCCCTTCCAGTACCCAAAGGTAAATAGCCCTGCAGCAACAAGGCCTACTCCGAACAACTTAGCAAACGGACTAATTAAAAGATCAAGCATTTATACACCTGTTATATTCTTCTTGCCTACGTTTCGTAAGGCCAGGTAGGGGTTTCCCTTTAAATCTGTCCCAACGAAGAATCTGTTTACAAGCCCCCTGATAATCACCTTGGTTTAGTATACGCACAAGTGTGCTATTACAGAAGGCATAAGCCCCAATATTATAGGAAAGACTGATATATGCATCGTATTCATTTTGGGATAACGGCACTTTTACGCACTGTTTTACGGCTCCCTCAAAGTTCTGAACATCTTTCATGGCCACCTGGAGAGCTTTTTCTGGTGTCGTGCGATCTCCCAGCTGAACTCCTGATGTAGTTCCAAAACCAATCGTAGGTACATCTCCAGCCACGGGTATATAAGCATCACTTTTGTAGCCTTCATGTAGAACAATAGCTACTAAAGCAGTAGCGGATAAGGTGATTGCTGCAATGTCTTGTCTTTTAAACATCTCGTTGAGCGACCAGCCTAGCGACAAAAGCGAGGGTAACGAAAATCATAGATAACGCAGCGAACAAGTTTTTAGGAATGTTTTCATGGAATAGCGGAAGAATTACCTCAATCCCAGATAGGATTCCAGCGATGACCAAAAATCGGATAGACCACGCTTTACGCAGTATTTCTTTCCAATTTTGATATAGCTGCATACTAGCTACCTATTTTAATATGCCCAACACCTGCAAAATAGGTCACAATTGAAATGGCCGCAAGCCCTATTACCCAAAAGAATTTAGTTACGACCGATTTACCTACGTTGGTGTATACGTTTTCGATAACTTTTTCAGTCACTCTTTCAACCAAATGCTCTAGCTGCTCATCCGTTAAAGGTAGTTGTGGTTTGCTAGCCATAATTTAGTTCTCAGCTTAGATTGCGTAGTTTGTACAGAGTGGACAAATATGTTTCAACAGCCGTATCAATGAGGTTTTGAATGGCTGAATCGGACTTTTCAACCGCAGTATAACGCAGCTTTTCAAGCATTCCAAGATGTTTTTCAAGGATATCGGCAATATCACCAGAAGCATCTTCGGTCAACATAGGAATTTTGCCAATCAAACCGTGACGACCCTGGTAGGCTTCTGCAATAGCGTCTGCATTATCAATGATATCGTCGTAAAACGACCCTAGAGCCATATGCTGTGCGTATGATTTTGTGTTCAGATGCTCACGATGAGCTACTTCTCGGCTTAAAAATAATATTGCCATTAGTCTTGCGATCATAATTCACTCCATTGGTTAGCTGGCATATCAGGGAATACTGCATCATAAGTTGGATTGAGGACTATGTCACGCACAATACTGCGATATATAAAGAACTCAACTTGATTAGTAAGGTATGGGGTAGATTGTTCTGGATCCGCAACACTAGGAATAGCCGCCCAGTCTGTCTCTTGAAGAAGCTGTTTACCTTGGGCTTTGTTTTGCTGGGCGAGCTGGTCTTTGTTGTACTGAATCTGCTCTGGGTCTAAATTATAGACCTCAAATACTTGGAAATACTGTCCGTCTGTTTCAGTTGGAGTAATCTCTCGTACACCTTGGGTTAGGGTGTCGTAAGTCGGTTGTGGTGATTGCAGTACGACAACATAAGGCTCAGGAGCCACAAACGGATTTGGGAAGCTGGTGTTTGGGTACTCAGACTGAATTTGTTGCTGAGATACTGGGTATGCCCCGGTTTCGGTATTGATGTAGTTTGCCATAATTGTCCTTTAGGCGATTGCGAGGTAGAGGTAGGTAGAACCGTTGACGTTGAGGTTAACGGCACTGGACTGTTGAACAATAAAGCCAGCTGAATTGGGTGCAACGGACAGGGGTGGGGTGTTGTCTGGTACTAAAGTATTAAGCGCCAACCAAGGTGAAGCACCATCCACGATGCCCCTTGCTGTATCCCACACAAACCAATTAGGGCCTGAAGCAGTGTTTTTAATTAGTACGAACCTGGCTCCAGATGTAAACCCACAATTGATAGTCTGAGTACTTCCATTGCCTGTGTAAGAGCCGACTTTGGATACCCCAGGTAATGATGCAAACAGGAGGGCTACATAGTTTTGACCACTTGTGTTGGATCGATCTGCAACAACAGATCCTTGAATAGTTACGTTAAACTTGGTTGCCGTAGGAAACCAGCCAGCCCCAGAGTCTATATTCAAACCATCTGTAGTATTTAATCTCCCTATGTTATTGCTAAGGAACGAGTGTACACGCCAGTTGGTCGAAGTGGTTGATCTACTTTTTATAATTAAAAGTTCTGGAGTAACACCGAGATTATGTGTAATTTGCCTTGATGCACCATCATCTCCTGTATAACAAACTACATCATGGAATCCTGGTGCTCGTTTGAACATCCAGTTAATAAACGTATTAGAACTAGCATTAGTTAAAGTACTTGTAGTTCCAACTTTATAACCGTTCATTACATCCCAAGGATTATCTTGGATAATTGTTGTGCCAGCGGCTACTTCAGCAGCTGTTGTAGTTGTAAGATTGTAGCCAGTACCTCTTAACCTGTTCCACACACCAAACTTATCACCAGCCGTTACAGTTCCCCTATTACCTTGGATAACAGTATCAGTTACAAACCCACTTGATACAGTAGCGTTTGCTCCAGTACCAGTTCTAGCTACACGCGCAAACACCTCAGTCCCACTTGTAGGTGGCTTCATGGGTCTGCGGATTGCCATGTAGATGTATGTTCCACCACTAACGTTGTACTCAGCATTACCAGTGTTTAATACAAAACCGGTTGCCGTGTAAGCTACTGGTTGTCCACTACTATTTGCAGAACTAAGATTTGGGTTAAGTACATCTACCGAAACGCCAGTTAGAAAATTACGTGTAGTGTCAATTAAAATCCAGTTTGTTGTAGCGTCCGTTCGTTTAATCAGAACATACTGAGGTTCCCAACCAAGATTTATTTGATTGCCACTGGCGCTTGTACCTGTATAACTACCACAACTAATCACATTATCTGTACCAGCAGCACCAAAGCCACCAGCGTTATGGGCGAATAGGTATGCTACATAGGTTGCTCCGTTTGTATTCCATGATGCTCCCCCATCTATATTGCTAGTATTAAAATTTGTGGATGTCCCAACAGAACCCCAATTATTATTGAAGTTTGCTGCATTTGTTAAATTTAAAGCAAAAGCTGTACCAGAACCAGCCGTTCCTCCACCATTTCCTCTATGCCATACAGCCCAATTACTTGTAGAGTCTGTTCTTTTTACAATAAGCATTCCCGGTTCTGAGCCAAGTGAATGACTTATAAGTCTATTACTTACTCCATTACCAGTATAAGTAACTACATCAAAGAACTTAGGTGCTTTACGGAATGTCCAAGAGGCGTATGTTCCGCTTGATGTATTCCAGTTACTAGAAGAGGTATCAATACTGTAACCGCTGCCATTAAATGAAAGATATGTCCCAGAAGTGGCTGCGTTTGTAGTGTTACTAGAAACAGAAGAGCCACCGCCTCTTATAGTATCAACAAGAGCACTGCTTACCGCAGCTCCTCTATTTTTAGTCCAAACCAACCCACCTTCATCAGCAAGGTCTATACCATTGGTAATGGTTTGTGTAGAGCCGTTACCTGTGTAGAGGTAGGTAGAGAACACATCATCTACATAGGTGGCTGGACCACTTGCACCTGCGGCGGCATTAATTATTTCTCTGCTAGACATTATTTAATGTCCTTACCTAATACCAACCCAGTCCAAGTAGTTCCACCATCATGTGTAAAGAAACCTAAAGAATCTCTACCAGAGGCAGTTAGTGTTGGAGCAGTACCGGCAACCCACTTAACACCAGACCACCAAGTAATAGCACCAGCACCCCCATTGATTAAGTCAAGGATAAATGTATTCACAATTCCTGTAGAAGCAGTATTTGATACTGTGAGTGTTGTAGCTGTAGTAATCGTCTTAGTAAAGTAATTACCAGCAGAGAGGTCAATATCATTAGCACCCATCGCTACTTTAGTTTCTTGTAGTCCTTTACCAATGGTAGTAACACCGCCAAAATAGTTAGCAGCAGTACCGTTAGCGTAGAAGTTATAACGACCTGTACCAGCAGCTATGTTTCCAAAGAAGCCATAGTTGTTTGTTGCACCAGTTAAAGATGCATTTGCAGCAAAGCCATATTGGTTTGTTACAGTAGAACCAGCACCAAAAGTTCCTTGAGCGGTATCAAAATGGGATAGCGTTGGCAATGTAAAGGAAGCAGCTTGGGTTGTTGGTGCAGTTCTAAACATATATGCACCAGCAGTTACATCAGACTGAACTGAACCCTGTGACATTACACCAAGAGCAGTTGTTGCACCTGTCAAGTTTTTAGCCACTCTTAATGAGTAACCTGTTAATACTGTGTTTCCAATACCTACAGCACCAGAACTATCAATCCTCATACGCTCTGTAGGACTAGATGCACCATCAGCAGTAGTAGAGAATACTAAACGACCAGGCATATCGTTAGTTCCGGGAGTGCCGTCTACAAATCCATCAATTTGAGCAGCAACTATTTCGGCTGTTCCATCAGAGCCAGCAAAATAAATTCTACCAAGCCCATCACCAGAAGTAACTACATCATAAGCTCCAATGGTAGATCCACGAGATTTACCAAGCAATAGAGTTGATGGAGAAGCATCAACAGAGAAACGATTTACACCAAAAGCTGCTGTGGTTGTAGTTGTTCCTAGAACTTGGGCTATAGGCGAATAACCAGAAATAGGTGTAATAGCCGTAGTGTTACCAATAACTACTTTCCCATCACTTGCGATAACAAAAGGACTAGCATCAGGATTAGTTGAATCTTCTACTAATAACGCATTGCCTGTACCAAGTTGAGTAATACGCAGAGCAGCGTTAGTGTTATCTGTTACTGAAACAACTTGATTGGCGGTGAAGGTATTAGAAGTTGATACACCTGCTTTAGAGTTAAATGTATTCCAGTTTGTGCTTGTTAAATAACCATCTGTTGATCCGCTAGCTGCTGCCATGCTAATGTCAGGAGTTGCTCCGCCACTAGAAGCAATAGGGGCTGTTCCCGATACAGAAGAAACCCCGCTTGTGCCGCTAGAAGCCGATGTTATTCGACCTTGCGCATCAACTGTAATGTTGGCAGTTGTGTATGAGCCGGCAGTAACAGCAGTATTATCAAGAGCAATAGTGCCAGAGCTAGTAATTGTGCCGCCGGTTAATCCTGTCCCTGCCGTAATACTTGTAACTGTGCCACCGCTTGAAGGGGCTGTATTTGTAACTGTAAAGTTAGGGTAAGTGCCACTGACACTAATACCTGTACCGTCGTTTAAAACAACGGTCTGATCGGGGGCGGAGTTTGTAACTGTGATTACGCCACCAACATCTGAATTTACGGTAACGCCTGTACCAGCAGCTAAATTAGTATTTTTCCAATAGCCATTTGTCTGGTCATAACTAATAATTTGACCGCCGGTTTTAGATACGATTCTTACGTCGTGTAGCTCATCTAACTCGTAGCCATTATTAATTTTTATAAATAATGAACCGGTAGTAGCATTAATTCTTTGAGCCCAACCAATGATTACGACGTGGTCAGGAGCAACTGGTTTAGTTTGTGTATATCCGCCTGCAACTGTTGGGGAAAGATAAAGCGCTCCACCTTCAGTTAATGTTGAGGTATCTAAATTATTAATCGTACCTTCAGTTGTAATAAACCCTTCTTGATTGATCGCAATGGGTTCAGTAACTACACCGATAGTTTTAGAGGAAGTTGACTCTGCGTTAGCTTGTGCTAACTTTACTGAAACACGATTAGCTTGTGCGCCATCGATATAAACGACTTGACCATCAACAAGGTTGACACCTGAATTATTAAATACTCGAACTACCTGCTCTTGCCCAACCTGGAGAGAGACATTGCCGCCTTTGAGTCCTAAAACTGCTGTGCCGTTTCCATTATCCCAAGAGATATTACCTGCAACAACAGTCGGGGGAGTCGCTTCTGTATCTAGCTGAACATAAGTTCCTGTAAGATTTGTAGCTACAAGAGAGCCATCGTCTGCAATAGTAGCAGCTGAGTTTTGTATTAACTTCCCTGTTGTGCCATCAAAACGCACAATCGCATTGTCATCAGACAAGGCAGGGCCAATAACATCTCCGTCACCTGAACCTGCTGGCCCTGGAACCCATGTGGACGTGCTTGAATCCCATACATAAGCATCACCATCATTAGGCTCTGCAGACGATAAGGGTCTGTTCTGTAGCTTAGCTACAGTGGGGGAAAGTGCAGTGCCGGAAAGATCACCACCAATCTCAACTTTTGCGTCGTTAAGATTTGTAAAGTTAGCATCAACTTCGTTATTAGTTAACGGCGATCCTTTTCCTGCTCTAGTTACAATGGTAGTCAAAATCTACCCCTATAGTCTGTTTATTAAGAAATTGTAACAGTCCAAGTAACGCTTAGAGAGTCATTTGCAGCTTTATTAACTACCGCAAATACTGTACGGCAAAGCATTGTACCTGCAGTGATAGCGTTAAAAATACCAGCTTCAGTAATAGCACCAGTGCCGATACCTGTTCCAAAAGTTGCAGTGTAAGTAACTACGTTAGTAGTTGCAGTGCCGGAAGCTAAGGACACACGCCCTAATTCTGCACCTAAAGCGCTATCACCAGCTGCAGGAGCTGTACTATCGGAACCAATAGCCATATGATCCATGACTGCGGCTGCAGTGCCAACCATGCGGGAGGCTACAAAGTTCTTACCTACAGTAACAACTAAGTTTTTAAGTAGGCGGTCATCTTTTACTTGACCGTCAGGGCCTGTCAAAACAATCCGTAGTGAGCCGGATGCTTTTAGAGTTTCATTTGTGTTCATTACAGCTCCTTACGTAAATGTGCGGGACAGTCCCACATAATCTTCTAAAAAATAAGTCATATCGCAATAATCCTGCATAAGCAGGTATCCGCTAGACGATGCTGTTATATTATCAGCTTTTTGTGTAGTAATATCAAGTATTTGGGCATCTGTCGCCGCTACTAAGTCAGAGAACAGTTTAACGATCTGTCGTTGGACAACTATAGAAATACCGTCTAAGAGAGTAATATCGTCACTTAAACCCTTATTCTGCTCGAAAACAGTAGTGTCCGTAACATTAGCAGTATCGTTTGCTGGGTTAAAGTTTGCTTCTACAGTAGCAGTATCTGCAGTACTTAGGGCATCTGTTTGTGCCAACTGAGCTAATAATGCAGGTGCATCGGCTAAAGTAACTGAATCCTCTAGCGCCTTGGTGAAATGCTTTGCAGCTATATCTACAGGAATACCTAGTAAATCAGCCAGTTCTTTAGTTGTATCAAGAGCGGCTATATCTACAAAAGACGTGCTATCTGCTAAAGCTTTGCCAAAAGTAATATTAGTTTCTTCTACCAAGGCCGCTAAGTCTGCTAAAACTTTACCTATCACTCTGTCAGTAATTGTGTCCGTAAACGAAACTTGATCCTGAGGTCCTTTGTTAAATACTTTAAGGAACAAATCATTAATGCCATTGGTATGGTCGGTAAAAGTTTTTCCTGCAGATAATGAAATTTCGTCGGCTGGAGTTATTACATCTACTTCGATACGACCAGGTGTGGTTAACTCTGCAGTTACTTGAATTTGCGTGTAGTTAACTTGGACTACTGGCTCTACATAACTTACTTGCGCTACTGGTTGTGTATAGCTTACATCGGCTACTGGCTGTACGTAGCTAGTAGACGCTATTACGATTGTAGAAGCTAATACATTAATGCTCATTAGAACTCAGCACGAACAGTGAACTGGAGTAAATCGTAAACAGTCAGAATTTGGCCATTAAAGTTAATTTCAATTTCACCCTGATACTGCCCTGGTGGGATGTCTAGTGTTGTATTTGGAAAACTAAATTGAATAACCCCGTCTGAACCACCATTTGGTTTTGAGCAAGCCAGTACGGATAAAACAGTTGTGCCTGTCGCTGCACGAAACTTAACAACTACAGTAGTAGTTGAAGCAGATAAATCGATGGGATCGCTTGTTTGTTTATCCGTTAGGGTTAAAACTATATCCGGTAGATTATCACCTTGTACTAACTTAATTGCACTCATACCCACCTCTGGAATTCAATTCGTGGAGAACCTCTTGTGAGGCCTTTGTTAACCTGCATTCTAGCTCTATTAATTTCGTAACGGAACATCTTTAGAGCGTCTGCAGAACCTTGCTTATCTGTGTAATCCTGTCTTGGCTGTGCCAATAACCGAGCACGTGCACCCCATGCAATAGACTCAGCCCACTGCTCAAACATTTCAGAATCAATTTCTGAAGAATCTTTTGTAGGAGCTAAAGCTGTTCTAATGAACAAAGAAGCTGGATCAGCTACATAAGGCTGCGGAACCAAAACTACTTCTGGCTTAATAATGCGAGTCACGTATTGAGGGCTACCTTGAATCTGTTGCCAATCACCCATGCGGTAAATCTCTGCTAACTCATCAGGCCCTTTAGGAATCAATAAGTTAGTGTTGAAATACACTTGGATTGGGCCGACAGACTTAGTGCCATCGGGGGTATTAATTACGTAGTTCGATTGCCCGACGTTTACATCCATTGGCTCGAGGACTTCCTGCCAAATATAAGACTTCTCGCAGAACTCAATACAGGCGTTTCTGATTGCGGCGATTGCCACCATCTCTGATGCACCTGGTACGTATTGTAAAACGTAGGGTAAAAATTCGTCGTAAGAAACAGTATTTCCGTATGCTTGGGTCATGACTGTGATCCTGGTTTACTTGAATCTTTAGGCATAAATTGCTGATTTGGGCTATTACCAAGTTCAGACTGAGACTTAACGCCCATAGAAGTCATAAATGTTTGTAAATATCCTGCTGCCAAAGCAAGCCCTGGAGCATACTCTGCGTCTTTGCTGCATGCTCTATAAAGCACGTAATCCAACAAAGAGGTTTCAAAAATATCATTTAAAGAAATTGTTGAAGATTCTGAAGCTAAATCAACAGGTACAGGAGAGTAATTAACTTCGATATATCCTTTGCCATTGTTAGGCGGATATACAAAAAATGCGGTTTGATCTTGTCCGTCAAAAATGTAATGCTTAGGTACGGTTGTTGCTGTATCAGCATGCCAGTCAGGGTTAAAAGAATCTAATAATTCTCTAGAAGTTAAGCGTACGGCTCGCCCTGGTTTTGTACCGTCTGTCCCCATAAAACGAATGACCTCTAAAAGAGTCCATCCATCAGAAGGGATATGCTGTCTTGTACCAACATCTAATTGGACTGTAGAAAGCTTATTTGTTGCATTAGGAGACATGATAACAATTTGGCGTTGTCCATCATTTAGCCAGCCTAATAACTCAGCACGAGTCCATCGAATATTTCCAATGTCGGTAAGCTGAATTGCTGCTTTATTAATAATAGATTGAGCGGTTATCGTTCCCATAGCCTAATTATAGTGTAGAAAGGGGCCGAAGCCCCGTTCGTTTTAATCGTTTAAATACGCTACTAAGGCTGGGGTTTGAGTACCAAACCATAAACCTTGTTGTACATAGCCATTGCCGTCTGCTGGAGTTAAATCAGCAAGAATCTGGTTTGCTTGTGCAGTAGTAAAACCTGCGGCAACTAAATCTGCTGGAGTAGTTCCAACTGCCTGAATAGCTTGAATCTGCGGTGTTGAATATCCCGCTAGTGCTAAATCGGTTAATACAGTCATGTCAAACTCCTTAAGTCAAGTTGTGGGTGGAGAACTTCCCCACCCACTTTAGCAGTTATTAACCTGCAGCGACCAAGAGTGCCAAGCCGTCAGCCTGAACAACTTTGTAACCGTACACGTTCAAACCACGAATCAATGTACCAAAGTCGTTAGGATTCTGTAAGCTCTCAACTTTAGCGATCTGTGATGCAAAAGTGATTGCAGACTTGTGACCAGCCATGATTGCATGACGCTTAGCTGTACCAGCATCAGTGCCGCCAACCCAGTTCTCACCAGCAGCTGCACGTGGCAACAAGTTGGATACATAAACTGTGAAGCGATCGATCATTCCAACCTTACCATTACGGAGGATAGATGAAGGGTCACCCATGAACTGAGCTTGAGCCAAGTTAGATTGCATCAAGATTTGACGCTCTGTTGGGCTGATTACTAAGAAACGGTCTGTTTCAGGAACGTTTGCTTCGTCCAATACTGAAGACAATGCAGTGATGTTCTGGAGGATGTTCAAAGCAGACAATGTTACAGGAACATCATCAGTACCGAGATCAAATGCACCAGAGATCTTACCAGCGTCAGCGCCTTGGTTGTAAGAAGCGCCTTGGTTGAATGTACCACCGAGAACGTCTTGATCGATCTGAATCTTCATTTGCATAGCAGCGTCATTGGTAAATACATCCATCAATTTTGGCTTAGCTTGCAATTCGAGAACGTTATTAACGTTTACACCAAAGTATTTACCTTTGTTGATTGTCAAAGAGATTGTGCTTGGAGCAGGAATCTCATAGTTCAAGTTCTGACCAATCTCGTAGTTGTTGATAGTGATCGTTGGGATGGTGTTGATAATTACTGTATCGCCCATACCAGTGATGTCGCCTTGCCAGTCGGTGTTAGCGATTTCACCAAAAACAGTTGCGGCATAGAATTTCTGTGCCAATTTGCCCGACCAGAGGGTAGGGATGAAAGTACCGCTATAAGCTGTACCAGAGTAGGCTGTTTCGCCGTTAGGAGCGTTAAAACCACCTGCGTTGATTGGGTAGACTGCGCCCGGAGTAATTGTAGACATCTAATTTCCTTTCTAGGGATTTAAAATACCACTTTCGCTCCGGGTCTTAGTTCGTTTTATCGAACACGCCCCTCGGCAATTGCGGCGTGAATTTGTGATTCCATGCTTGCCGCCTCATCATCGGTGTAGTAGCCTCGACGCCAATCCGTATAAAACTTTTCAATGTCTCCATTGGTATAAACAGGTTTATCTAGATTGTCATTAGGCGACGACGTTGAACGAGTGCGGGTCGGTGCGACTTGACGCTGTAGCTCTTGTTGGCGCTTTGCTGGTGCAGCTTGGGTTTGCACTGGTGCTAACGTCTGTTTATAAGTATTAAAGATACTAGCAACACGGCTAACATCTAAATTCTCATACGCAGTTGTTAAAGCAACATTCTTAGGCAAGCCATAGACTGGGTCAACTTCTTGTAGCCAAGCAATAAAGTTTGGATCTACGTTAATTGCTTCCCAATCTGAAACCTGTTGTCCTAAGCCCATCAAGAAACGATCTTTATCAGATACGCCTTGACGTTCAGTTACAGTTCCAAGTTGTCCTTCAAGCTTACTAATTTTTTGAAGTAAATCGGCTTCTCGGTCTCGTAGGGTCGCTACTTTAGACTCTGTTGCTCGATTAATTAAGTCAATTAAATCAGGGCCAAACGCTTCTTTGTCTTCGTCAGTGATTAGAGACTCAACCTTCGGTACTTCTGCAACTCGTGTTTCAACTTGAGCCTTTTCAGTAATTAATTGCTGAATTTGCGTTTGCATCTCACGCACTTGGCTGTGTAGTCGAGGCACTTCTGCATCGTACATTCCCTTTAAGGTGTGGTATTTGTGAGCCCACTTCTCTTCAGGAATTTCCTGGGTCTTACTCTCTTGCGAAACAGTATTGTCAGGCGACGGATCGGATGGTGGCGGATCTTGTTGTGGAACTTGTGGTTCTACGGGATCACTTTGTTGATTATTCGGGTTAGTCTCCGAGGAGCCCTCCCCGGTCTTTTCGCCGCCTAATTCGGCCGCAATACGGTCTGCTTCTTCCAGCTGTTGCTGAACTGCCTTTGGCAATGCCATTTCTATCTCCTTTAGCTCCGACTCTTATGCACGCTCCGCTCTTAACGGTCTGCGTTCATTCGATGAACGGTCTGCTACTACGGGTTATGCTATCCCTTACGGGTAGCGCTTAGTTTGGTGACTAACTCGTTAGAGTTTTTAATATGACCTAGTAAGTCGGCCAATATTGCGGCTTCACCTTGTAGCCGGTAAATTTGTTCTTTTTGTACTACGCCTACTAGTTGTTCTAAGGTTCCTTGACGGCTCTCCTTGAGAAACTCAACTAACGGCTCAAATTCTTTTGCTTGCAGTCGTTGAAAACAACGAGCTACTTGCTCATCTAGTCTTAACACTTACTTGCAAAGACCTTCTGTACGGGCGGACTCTTGAGCGAACTCTTTGCCACCACGTTTACCTAAAGCATCTACATTACCATCAGAACCACCGGCTCCTTGGGTAGCAGCGCCTTTGCTCATGCCGTCAGTTTTTGCTGACTCTTGAGCGTACTCTTTGGAGCGTGACTCCATTGGTGCGATTGCTTTCATAAAAACTCCTTAGTTTCATCAGGTAAGTACCTGATTTAGTTACTATTTACAACTTCTGGACTACTTTGTCAAGCTTTACTGCGAAAATCTGTCAGTTACTGGTGCGCCATTCATAAGTTGTGCTCCGCCTGGTGCTGCTGTAGGAGTACCGCCTTGCTGTGGATTACCTTGTTGCTGATTTGTTAATTGTGCCGCATTTTGCATAGCTACCTGCTGATTTGCTTCGGCTTGCTTGAGCTTCATAGCTTCTGGTGACGGAACAATCTTATCTACGTTCATATCTAGCGTACCAGCAGCTTGGCGAAGAAGTTCCGCAATACCTTCCATACCGACCACTTGCTGAGCAGCAGGGCTGTTAAGAGCCACAGTAAGGAACTCGTTACGACGTTGTTGTGCTTGTTCTTTCTCGAGGATTGACGCAGCACCACGAGCAACAATATCAACATCACCCTTAAGATCAGGATCGTCTGAATAACGCATATTGTAGTAATACAAGCGATCAACGCAAGGCTTAATGACGTGCTCATCAATATTCGCAATTACTTGTTTTATTGACTTACCTGCGTTAGTCATCAGCATCGACATACCTGATGCAGTTCTAGCAGCGCCGCCCGTAGGGGATCCGCCAGTCATATAACGTGGAATACCTGTGTATTCGTCAGCCAATGTTGCAAACTTCTCATACACCGCCATTAACTCATTAGCTTGTGTAGAGGGCTGGAAAAACTCAACTGGTTTCGAATTTGAACCAACTGGGTCTGAAGTTACTTGCCAGATCTTCCAGGGGTACAACTGAGTAACAATTTCACCTTCTGGGAGACGATCGATGTTGTAAACAACCTGTGGGCCTGATGCCAAGCTCATATTGTTCACCAAGCTACGAGCAGCCGCATTACAGATGTCCTGAGTGTCACGGCATAGGTCAGCTACAGAATTGCCCCAAAACGCTCCTGGGACTTCCTCGTAAGAGGTTTTGTAGTATGGCTTACGACCAAGGGGGTCAGGGTTAATGACTGCTTTAATGATCCAAGTACCGATAAGCCAAGCTTCAATCGGATATTCAGCCATTGGGTCTGGAACTTCTTCTTCGGTCATACCCCAATCACGGAGCAAACGACCTTGTACAGAACCCCAGAACTGCAATGCATCTATAAACTCAGAAGGGTTTTGACCAGCTGCTGTCGTTGATTTGCCTTCTGCTGTAGCTTTTGTAAGGTCAACATATATCCACTCACGGAGTCCACCTTTACCATACTGCTCAAGAACTCCACGGATTGCGCCATCGCTATACCCATCAACGCCGATAAGCTGGTGCAAGTCTGCTCTAGAGAGTTTATGTCTTTCAATTAAGTATCCGTCATTAATGTTTGATGCATCAGGTGCAGGATATAAATTAAACGGGCTTACTCGCTCCCACTCTAATGCTAATGTTTGTTTTACTTGTAATTCGTAATTGCTATCTTGGCCTTTAATCCATTTTAATTCTGGACGGTTACGAACTACTGGGCCTTTAAGAATTGCGGCAGGGAATGTAACGAGGTCGTCAATAAACTGAGCAAACGCTGTAGTCCACTGGCCCTCAATCATCTGCTGCTGCATTTTCTTTTCCATGCGCTTTGCAGTGTCTTCTGCAATATCACCTAACTGGCGATACGCCTCGTCTTTTAAACGAAGCAACAGCTCACGAACTTCTACGTCTGTCGGGTTTGCGCCTTGTGCTAGCAACTGTTCTAGTTGCTGCTGTGCTCTCATCATCAAGTCAGCCAAGATGTCTGGCTGCATATCAGGGATCGGGCTAGGACGCAGGCTCCAAGGCTTTTCCTCAGGGCTTGACATAATGACATCACGTAACCAGCTAGAAGCAGCACGGCACTTGTTAGATGTCAGCATCATGTAAATTGTCGAACTACCTTGCTCACGTAACTGAGCTAACTTATCAGGATCATACTGGCCACGGCGAGCACGAACTGATTTGAGCATTTGCTGTTCAATTGTGTACTCTTTAGCCATACGAGCGTACCACCACTTCTGCTTAATGTAAGCAGCAAGGTTTTGTATTACGGTACTTGAATTTGCATCGACGGCTGCACGACGCTCCTCTTCCTGGAGCTGCTTGATAGACTTGATTGGAACGATGCCACCAACGGTCGTATAACCCGGGGCGCTCGAACCTGTAATGTTTAGTGCAGATTCCATAGAGACTCTTGGATATTAATATTCACTTTGTAACTCATAAGTATCTGATGTGTCAAGCATTATTCCCAAATGAATGCATGTTTTTCAACTTTTCGCACTTTTTTGCTTAATACATCACCGGTTAAATTGCCGTCTGCATGCAGACAAGCGTACTGAAACGCATCAGCAACGTGGGAATATTGGTTCTTTTCAGGCTTATCGTCTGTTTCCCCGTTACTTTTAATTTTATACCTATATCCGCCACGAAGTGCATTAATTATGTGCCTGCAAGACGGATCAATCAACATCGTAACTTTACCATCAACTATGCGGGTTAGTAAGGCATCAACTGCAGATAATCTGGCTACAATGCTATTCGATTTGGCTGGAATGACCCGAAATCCTTCTTGCTTGAGGATGTCAAACACTGATCTTTCGTCTGTTTGTGCTCGCTGTGTACCGGCTGGATCGCCAATAATTAGCACTGGCATGCCTGGAAATCTATTGGTTAAGAGCGGTTTTAGCTTCTCTCGTACAAATCTGAGCGTACCCATCCCCTCGGAAACCAAATCCGCATACGTGAGAAAACGCCCTTGAGGATCTACCTGACTGATCGTACATGCTGGAGTTAAACCAAAGTCCATGCCAATAATCAGAGGATTCGTAGACATTTTGATATAGTTTAACGGCTTTTTAGATACATGTACATCAGAATCAAAAGCACGAAAAACAGGTTGGCCAGATAACGATTTACCAAACTTAGCGTTAATATAAACATCAACCCAATCTTCCGACTTACCTTCAGCAAGGTTCTCGTAATATCCATCTGGTAAAAACTCAAGCCAATCTGCTTCTTGAGACAAACCAGAGGGCTGAAAATAGCATGCGGCGTTTCTTGGTGGCTCACTTAAATATTTTTCCCAGAATGTATCCATGTCTGGAGGATTTGTCATCCCCCAAATATGTGCGTTACTACTCCCGTCGTCAGTAACACAACCAACAGCATTATCCAGTTTAGAAGGATAACGGCCCAGACGTCCTTGCAGTGCATTGAAAATGTCCGGGTTGATCTCACGGAACTCGTCCAGGATACCGAAAGAAGCCTGTAAAGACAATAGACGCCGTACGTCGTTAGAATCGTCAAGGCCACGGAAAAGTATTTCACATTCGACATCATCGAACCTCAGGATAAATTTGTAGTTAGTTTTCTCAAACACACCTGCCTGACCGTCTGGATACCAGCGCAAGACGTCTGGAATACTCGTATCCCGTAACTGCTCTCGTGTATTACGAATCCAAATAGCTCGTGAACGTCTTATGCCATCTCTGCATTTCGCCATCCTACTAGCGTGATATGCAATCTTCATAATTCCAGCTGTAGTTTTCGTACTACCCACTGGCCCTACGATTAATGATATAAACGACTCGTCGGTTAAAAACTCGCTAACGCTCGCCGGGGGTGTGTATGTTAAGTGACTCATTTAACCTTATGCTTATCAGCTTCTAGAACTTGCTCGATGGCCTCAGTCTGTTCAATCTGCGCAACTTCTTCAACATCATCGACAGTGAGTGGTTCGTTTTTCGGCGGTGATAAATTGATTGTGATCGAAAAACCCGGGCCCGCCTGGACTTGAGTATTCGTTTTGGGCTCCATATCGCCCAACTTAGCACCCAGTTTGACAAACTCGAGCTTTTGTAAAAGCGTCGCATCGTTGCCTCTTGCAATTCGGTATGCATCTTCGAACACATCCTCAGTCAGCGCTTTCGCTTTTATTTTGAACGTAATCCCGCTGGTCTCAAGCTCAGCCTTCTTCGCCGCTACAGCATCTGCGAACGGTTTCCAAGACTGCAGCTTCTCCCACTTGAGCCCTTCAAATCCATAGCGTGACGCAACTTCCTTGGGATCTTCCATCCCCATCGCTATGTTAAGAATCAACTCCTGCGGTACATCAAGCGCCGGTGGCGCTGTCGGAATCAGTTCTTCGTCCATCGAGGTATTCTAAAATCGCTTTGCGTATAAGGTCAGACATAGTTGTACGGTCTTCATGAGCAGCTTGCTTAAGCTCTTCTACAGTCTCGTCTGGCAAGAAAAAGTTATGACGTTTCAATTTATTTCTTCTTCGCAACCGGTTTTTTAACAGCAACAGTTTTCTTAGCTGGAGCAGCCGCACTACGCATCGGTTTTTTGGCTGAAGTGGATTTCGCTCCCTCTTTCTTTTCGCCCTTTGCATACATCGCAGGACTAGCCTTTTTCTCTTTGGACTCTTCTGCTTTAGTCTCACGACCTTTGAAAAAATCCATAATGCCCTTAAGCGCTTTAGTAGCCATGATTAGTACCTTTTGTGTGGTTGTGGGTTTGCGTTTCATGTGCGTATAGTATATACGATGTTTCTATGTGTCAACCTTTTTCTTATATTTATGCTCTGCTGCATGGTGTTTTCGATGGCAATTACTACACAAAACCACGCACCTCAATGTAATTTCTTCCATTACTGCCCTGTAGTTACCGTTATTAAGTAGCTTATAGACCTTACGGTTTAATGGGTTTGACCGGTCAAAATGATGGAAGTCAAGGGTAGCAGGGTGGTTTTCTCCACAATTTACGCAGCTTAGGGTTTTTTTATAGGTTTGCCATTTAGCTCGGGCCTCTCGTTTATTACGATTTACGTTATCTTGGTGCTTCTTCTTATTTTTCTCATACCACTTTTTAGAGGCTGCGTAGCGTCGTGGGTCTTTTGGGTCGGTATATGCCATATAGAGGTGGAGGTACTTACGGGGTTAAAAGTATGTGAAGCTCGGGAATCCGCTTTCCCTCCATGGGTGTAGATTTGGTAACTATAGCTCGTAATGCAGAAAGCCGCAAAATTCATTACTTGTTACATCCTCTAGCGACGGCTTAACCACCCGATTGAAGTGTACACTTTTTGCCTTATTAATGAGTCCTTACATAACTTAAAGCCTTATTAATGAGTCATTTAATACCTAGGAGTATCAAATCGGCTGGGCTTTTTATACCTATAGGTTGCAAACATGTGACATCGTGGATGCTGTGGGCCTTATGTGGCTGCGCTTTGCGGGAGATATACATACGGTGTGTATATACCTAAAAATAGGGGGCCTTCTATGCGAAACACGTAAAGCACCGCCCCCTCCCCCCTCCCCCTGTTGTCCACCCCCCTACCCCTTGACACCCTGCCCATAGTAAGCGGTAAGCAGTTGTCTACTTGACACTCTGCCTATTGTGCAAGGATTGCTTTACCTTGCTACGGGTTGATCTCTACCTGAGTATCCTTGAGATTATGGCGAGTAGGTTGCCCGTGCTGAATGTTGAGTCATCAGATACTTAGTAAGCACAAGGGGTTTGCTGAAACCATGCGAGATAGTATCCGTGTAAAAGGCTAGATGTATAGCCACACCTGAGCGAATCGCACCTGACCAAGTTGTCAGGATTAGGACAGAAACTATAAAATCTGTGCCTAAGTCCCGAAATGTGTAGGGACAAAGCAAGGGTTATGAGAGAAAAGATTCCGACCCTAGTATGCAAAGTCAAAGCGTTCGAAGCGTATGACCCATAACATACTAGGGGTTTTTATGAAGTGCCTTGATTATCAGGACATTTCATTCTGACTAACTTACTTAAGGAATTATCAATCATGGCTCTATTTTCAGCTAAAGACTTAGAAGCAAAAATCGCAATCGTTGGCAAATCAGCTGGTGAATTGCAGTCCGCAATCCAAGAATGTGCAGTTCAGGCAGTCGGCTATTCCATCGAGCATGGCGATATTCGTTTCGGTCAAAAACTGTTTGATGTGCTCCCTAGTGGTGTGCGTCGTGCTAGTTTGGTGGCTTTCTTGGAAAAGCATGGCAATTTCGCTTACTCAACTCAAGACAAGAAGTTCAACCACTACAAAACTAAAGATACATTCGATCAAGCCTTGCTTATGGAAACCTCATGGGCTTCAGCTACTAAAGAGTCTATCGTGTCAGAGTATGACATCGAAGATATGTTTACCAAGTTCATGAAGCGTGTTGATGCGGCCTTCAAGCAACATGACACCAAAGGTGTAGCCATCAAGAACTCTGCTATGTATGACTACTTGACTGCGGTTCGTGACCAATACAATCAAGAGGTGTATGCAACATCTGCTGAGGGTATGCTCAAAGCCGCCTAATGCAATCTCGCCCCGAGCTAACCCCTCGGGGCTCAATACACTCGACCCATCAAATCCATCATACACACGAGACTAATCCAATGCGTCTAACCATGCAATGCACCAAATGGAATAACCCGACACCATTCAAGGGTGGAGGTAAGCGAGCTTCTTATGCACCAACCAAAACCCGTATCAATCCACAGGTGGTGTATGTATATGTGCCAAATGAATCAGGTGTTCTTGAACTAGCTAAACGGGTCAGACCTAAGGCTAAATGAGAATGAATCCTATTATCCGGCTATTATCCGCAAAGGCGTTGTGCAGTGCAGCATGGATAATAGACTTTTTCCATATAAATCAATAACTTACTTACTTCTATTATCCTATTATCCTATTATCCACTATTTCTAAGGGTATACATATAGATAGAAACTTCTTGTGGCTTCGTGTGTAAAGAGAGATATTTTTACATATGGCAATATGAGGGGGGTCTATAAAATTTTAGCGGATATTGGATATTAGCCTGTAAGTCCTTGATTTTAAAGGCGTCCTATTATCCGTTTCTATTATCCGCAGATACTACTGGAGAAAATCCCATGAAACACACGCAATCCGACAAATGGTTTAAGTATTTCCTAATCGCATCATCTCTCTATTTCCTTGGACATTTTATCCACGCAGTAGCCCAAGGCACTCTATAAATTCGGAGGTTCACCTATCATGAGGCACATCGCTGAGTCAAATTCACATCATTACTTATGCACAATGTGTGTAGGTGGTCAAGTCGAACCAGCAAGAGCAGACCTTTTGAAAGACCAAAACAAACCACTTACTTGTCTGCCATGTGGTAACAAGCTGGCAATTTTACGATCTGCCAAATACACAGTATCCATTCCATACAACAAAGGTGCGTATCAATTTATATACGACCCAACCGACATGGTAACAACCAACCCCAAGAGAACGATTTAATCGAGAGAAACGAGGACAACATGAGTAAGCAACGACTAACTAACCAAGAACTAATCAAGCAGATAGCCACATTAAACCCATTAAGTGAGTTGTTTGTTTTGACAGCTATCGAGCAGTATGCGAACCAAGTTAATGCCGAGGAAGAGGGCTGGGGTAAGAACCATCTAATTAACTGGGAAGCATGGAAGGTTGTCGCTGATTCAACTATTAACTGTATGAACCATTACAGAGGGCAAGAAACAGTATGAGCACACCCGTAAAACTCAATAAAGTAATCAACTACCCGACAGGGCGAAAGTCTAAGAACTTCCCAAACGGAATCCCATTGAAGTATGCAGAGAGGGAACTGCTATCAAGATTTAAGGCAATGGCAGGACAACCGAATGTAACTAGGGATAAGCGGGCCCTGATTAAGGAGTTCAACCCATTACATTTCGCATTGGGCGAGGTCTTACCTGTATGGAAAACGTATCAAACATACGCACAGAACATGGGACTATTAACTGACGAGGACACATCTTATGGCACGAATAACTAATAGTGAAGTAGGTAAGGAAGTCCAAGGCAAGCGACCATTCATGACTAACAATCAGACCATGGAGGGCAAGTGGCAGACATACACTACATTAGATGGTCAAGTGGGTAGGACTTATGCAGTCTTTTCTTATGGCAACCACTTCCCGATGTATGTATATGATGAGGAGTCGGGTGTATGGGTAGGCAACAAGGATAAGTATTCACGCACGACTACGACCCATCAGAACAAAGCAAGACCTAGAGATCAGATCGACTTTTGGTTTGAGACTGAGATAGTCCGTAAGGTGGTGTGGAACGGGCTCGCACCTATCATTGCAAGTCGCATGGAGTAAACACATATGACCCATCAAATCCATGTGAGACTGAAGACCAACTACGGGCAACAGAGTATTTACCCCAACTGTGAGAATGCCAAGGTATTTGCTAAACTGTTGGAACAACAGACCCTTACCCCATTAAACATCAAACACATTAAATCATTAGGCTATGAGGTGGTTGTAGATAACATGAACCCAGTAACATTGTGAAAGGTATCACCATCATGAGCATAGGCAACAACGGGGGCGGTAGGAAGCCGAATAGTCCGACAGTTAATGAGCGAGACATGACATTAGCGGAGATTGCTGACATATTAGGCACATCGAGAGAGCGTGTTAGACAAATCGAGCAGCGTGCATTAGGTAAGTTAAGACGCAGACTCTTAGCACAGGGCTACAAGATGGAAGATATATTCGGGGATATGATTGACACCCCGAGCAGACCGAGTCGCATACCTAGCGACAGTTAATTACACCTTACCCTAGGGTAAACCCTGATACGCAAGTGTCGGGGTATTTTTATTTCCAACGCAGTATCAATCACTAACTTAAGAGGACTTATGAAATTCTCAGACATTCAAAAATCAATCGAAGCTCAGTTTGCGAGCACTAACAAAGTCGTTCCGTACATCGAGGGTAAACCTGGCGGTGGTAAGAGTGCACTAGCACAAGCCGTAGCTAGCTCCATGAAGTTCGACAATGTAGTTCAGTTCTTCGCATCGCTCCGTGACCCAGTAGACTTATTAGGCACACCACGCAACGACGGAGATGTAACTCGGTGGATCCCGCCAGAAGAGTTAGCCCAACTACGCACAGGTCGTAACCTGTTAATCATCGAGGAGATGAGCGATTGCAACACAGCTATGCAGAACGGCTTATGTGGTCTGATCTACGACCGCAAACTTAACGACCTTCACCTATCACCCGAGACCTACATCATCGCAACGGGCAACCGAACGCAAGACAAATCAGGTGCGAACCGAGTAGTTAGTAAGCTCATGGGTCGTGTGCGTCACATGGAATTCACCGAGAACATCGACGACTGGTCTGAGTGGGCTCTTAACGCTGGCATTGATGTGACATTGATTCAGTTCTTACGTTTCCGTCCTGACCTGTTAAGTGACTTCAACCCTGACAACAAGTGCAACCCGACACCTCGTACATGGGAGCGTGTGAATCTTATTCCAGCAGACTTACCGACTGACTTGTATTTTGCCAATGTAGCAGGCGATGTGGGTGAGGGTGCGGCGGCCGAGTACACAGGTTTTCGTCGTATCTATGAATCATTACCGAACATCGACGCAATCTTGATGAACCCGTCTAAGGCTGAAGTTCCTAAAGACCCAGCAGTTCTGTATGCGTTGACTGGTGCTCTAGCCCATAAGACTAGTAAGGACAACTTCGACCGAGTGGCTGAGTATGTAGACAAGATGAGCCCTGAGTTCCAAGTGATGTGCGTGTCTGATGCCATGAAGCTAAAGCCTGAGATCAAAACAACCAAAGCGTTCGTAACATGGGCTGTGAAGAACAGTAATGTGATGTTATGACCTACTGGAACTATCGAGTAGTAAATGTTGAGGAAGACCCTGAAGAGCCACCGTTCTATGAAGTATGCGAAGTATTCTACGACGAGAACGATGACCCAGCAGGTTGGACTAAGGCTAATGCATGTGGCGAGGATATACAGGAGGTAGTTGCATGCATGCAGATGATGGCGAAAGCATTCAATAGTGAAACGCTAGAGCAGACAGACTTCATTGGTAACTATTACGATCACGAAGGAGAACTACATTGAAACATTTAGAACCCGTAGCGATACGGAACAAGTATGACCTGATGCATCACAACACCCCATCGTTCGCCAGTACAGTAGTTACATGGGATACATCCAAGATGGGTGCGATCACTAAGAAGCGTGTGATTCATGCATTACAGACTGGAGATATTAAGTATTCACGAGGTGATGCGGCATCTATGTATCATCAACTGCGACTACGCTTTGGCTTACCTAACTACACGATTCAAGAGTCAAAGCCTGTGAAGGCAGACTCGAGCCGATACCACGGTGGTTACATTAGATGGGAGAACGCATCTGATAAGTTACTACAAGCGATCAATACTGTGTACCTAGCTGAGAAAGTCATTCGTCGATTAGCTGGAGAGATGAATCATACCCCATGGTATTTGCAGAAAGAAGTTCAAGACAACAAAGAACATGGTTACTTTTATATGGATCACCCACATGATTTGACCGAGATTAACGCAGAAGTTACAAACATCATGAATAGTCCTGACATTGCAGCTAAGCGTGAGGAAGCAGTTCAGTTCGTCGAAGAGGGCGGTACATTCTCTTTCACATGGAGATAGGCATGACTGATACAGAGATTTACTTATTGGGGTTAGCCCTAATAGGCTGGTGTTTCGCTGGTCATTATTATATACAGACTAAGCAACACAAATTAGCAGGGCTTATGCTGACCCGTTCAATCATTGGAGTTGCATTAGGCAAAGTTAAGGTAGAAATAACAAATGGTGGTATCAAACTTACTGACTTAGAGGATACAGATCATGGCAACACAAGTAACGAAGATAGACAAGGCGAAGGCACAGATCGTACTTGATCATCCATTCTTTGCGAGCATTCTGCTCAAACGCAAACTAACACCACGCAACGACATCCCCACATTAGCAGTTGATGCACGGGGTAACATCTATTACAACGAGAAGTTCGTAGAAGACCTGACTGTCCCTCAGTTAGTATGGGGCTTATGCCATGAGATCGGTCATGTAGTCGGACAGCATGCCTTGCGTAAGAAACATCGTGACCATCAGAAGTGGAACTATGCAGGTGATGCATGGATTAACGATATGCTCGATGACTGCGGTGTAGGTCAGCGTATTCCAAACACAGTAGACATGCAAGGCAGTAAAGACAAGACTACTGAGACTATCTACGACGAGTTACCTGAGTCACCAGATGGAGATGGCGGAGGTTCAGGCGGTGGATGGGACAACGGACTAGGCGATGACATCATGCAAGAGAACTTATCAGAGTCCGAGATCAAGGAGATCGAAGCTAATGGTAAGGTCGAGATTGCACAGGCAGCACAAGCAGCTAAGGCACGAGGTAAACTTCCGGGCAAGTTAGCCGAGATGGTTGCAGACATTCTGAATGTTAAGACACCTTGGTATGACATCCTCGAGCGTTACATGACTGACTGCGTTAAGCAAGACTACACATGGACTAAGCCTAATCGCAAACACATCGGGGCTGGAGTATATCTTCCAAGCGTAGCGAGTGAACCAGCGATGGGGGAGTTAGCTATTCAAGTTGACGTATCGGGATCTATTTCTAAGCGTGAGCTCGATTATTACAACGGCCACCTATCACGCATCATCAAGCAGTGCAACCCAACCAAAGTTCATGTTCTTTATACCGACACCGATGTGCAAAAGTATGTTGAGTTTGAACAAGGCGCAGATGTTCAGCTTGAATTTTTCTCAGGCGGCGGTACTGATATGCCAGCAGGCTTTGACTTCTTGAACGAGAAAGGCATAAGTCCTCAGGTATTCGTGTGCTTAACAGATGGCTACACAGGATTCGGTGAACCACCTGATTACCCAGTCGTATGGTGTATCAGTTCTGAAGTAACAGCAGATCATGGTGAGACTGTTCACTTCGAGATGGAGATGTAATGGAGAAGTTCGTAGACATTTTAGGTGAGTATTTTGTTGCCTCGAAATATACGGACTTCATTACTGTTATGGATCTAGCTGATAAGTTTATTGCCACGGGGTATAGAAGCCCACGAAAGTTTGTTAGGGAACAACACAATGACAAATGGCTAGCTTATCAAGTAGTCAAACGAATGGAGGGTAAGTAATGTGGCCTCGAGAAGACGATCAATTGGCAAGCCGCAGAGGTTGGCGATTCATAATTGACCAAGGACTTAGCGATAAGTTTTACCCATGGGCTGAGAAGTATTCAGTAGAGCATGGGCAGTTAGTTATGGAAGCCCTAGCAGAGATCTACATCAACGCAAGACCGAAGCTAAAAGCTCTATACACCGCTAGTCTTGTAGCACAACGAATGGAGAAATAGATGAAACGAAGTGACTACGAGTGGGTTAACTATATCGGAGGGGACTGTGGGCTTAGGCATCGCAAGACTGGCACAACAGAGGCTCGAATTGCACACATCGAGCAAGGTTTATATGAAGCTCTAATCATTAGGAGAGATGAATCAAGTTCTATCAGGTGGCTTAAAGACCATGTTTCATTAGGCGTGTTTAACAGTTCCGAGGAAGCTGAAGCCGTAATCGAAAAAGTATTGGAGGAAGTATGGGAAAAATAGCAGACGCAATAGAAGAAGTTGAAGATGAGTTAGCACAGGTAAAGGATGACTTAGAAGCACTAACAACAAGCTACAACGATATGATCCAGCAGAACGATGCGCTCGAAGAGCGAGTTACACAACTTGCAAAAATTGTTGAGCAGTACAACGCAATGGAAGATTACATGGAAGAGTATCACCCTGGAATAGTCACAGCGTTTGAAGTAGCTAACCGAATGGAGAAATGATGAAGTTCGAATTTGAAATTGGAGAGGAAGACCTCAAAGGGTATCTAAACTCGATCATCAAAGACAAGATGAAAAATAGCGTTGCTCAGCGACTAGCTAGCATGATGGATTCGTATTGGGTTCCTGAAACTATTAGAGAAGAAATCTTAAAGCAAGTTAAAAAGCAATCCGAAGAGCTAGTACCGCAGTTACTACAAGATAAGCTTAGGATGGACGAGATAGCACAGGAGGCCGTTACTTCGCACATGATGGCTAAGATCAAACGCAACATTAAGAAGATGGAGCAATCATGAAAATACCAGTACCGTTTGTAGGATGGATCGAAGTAGAAGACTTAAATGATATGGAGCAGATGCTTCGTAAACAGATTGACATACAACAGACCGAGATCATGCGGTTATCAAAGGAGGTATCAGATGCGTATCAAAAAGGATGGACTGAAGCGATCGATGCGGCAACTCGTCGTATTCGTAAACAGGCAGAAGATTATGACAACGATTAAGCGATGGATATGGGTGTTCTCAACGGGTCTAGCGATTGGCTTGATCTTAGGGCAACAGTCTACTTACTGGTCAATCATAAAAGACTGTCAGATCATGGGAATGTTTAGGTATGGAGAAGCACCGATGAGTTGCACCTATCACTTAGTCACAATCCCAGCACCACAGCCTGAACCAAAGGACAAAAAGAAATGAACAAACTATTTTATGCGATGGTGGTAGCGTGTAGTTTTGCTGCAATCGTCCACTTCACCCCTAATGCAAAAGCTCAGCAGTCTACTTATTACACCGATAGATGGGGTCAGCCAGCAGGTCAAGCATGGACTTATGGAAACCAAACATTCTATTCAGATGCAGTAGGCAGGCCGATGGGTAGTGCAGCAACGAATGGGCCAAATCCACCACAACCGATGGGACTACCTTACCCAGCACCAGCAGAAGTATTGCGTATTGAACCCATTAGACCCATCGAACCCATAGCTCCGCTGAGACTGCAATGAATCACTACTACTGGGAGAAAGCAAAATATGGGCAGGGGATTGGCTTAGTAATTCTAATGTTAGAAAGTAGTAACCAAGCTTTTGGGGATCAGTCATGTGGGAGAGTATACAAAGTTTATGCACAAGAGTTATGGAGAGCTGAAGAGTTCCGCAAAGTTCCAGCGGGAGATCGAAGAGAAACTACACATGATTCACAGGAAGAAGCAATGGCATATTTATTAGCAGTGACGAGGATGAGATGAATATCTTAAAAGCATTTCCATTCAACATGGCTAAAGAAACACCGTTCACTGATGTTGAAATGCCAGTTCATTGGGATCATAACGAGCTATATGACGACATATATAGGGTAGGACGAATCATTAGAACGTTAGCAGGGGAGGATCTTGGGTTTATGTCAGAGCCTTACTGGAATGAAGATGCGCAGTTTTTTAACACAGAAGAGGAAGCTAAAGCATGGTTAGTAGCCATGTACAAAATGGGAGGAGCAAATGAACCAAGAAAACATAGACGACCAGCTGCAAAATGAACTAATCGATAAGTATCGGGACATCAATGTAGATTACCTCTGGTGGGACTGTACCTATGAGGATTTCAAGATCGAGATGCAGACCAA